AGGTCCATCAACAACAGATGCAAGACCATCATAAACCCTACGAAGGATTAGATTAGGATCATTATCTAAATTAGATGTAACCCATTTTCGGACATAACCAAAGTCTTTGACTTTCAAATTCTTGATCAAATCTTCAACACTTACATCAGAGAACTGAGCAAGGATAGCACTATCAATCTTACCTGACACTGAGTATCTTTGACACTCATTAAGAACACGTCTCCAATCAGGAAAGTGCTTATTGATCAATTCTACCAGGACCTTGTTATCATATTCAACACCTTCTGCAACCAAGATTTGTTGGAGACGTTTGAAGAAGTTTGCTGCAATTCCCTGTCTTTCTTTTCCCTTAATTCCAAACTCGACGACGGCGCATCGGGAGTGGAGAGGTTCAATGATTTTATTTTTGAAATTACAGGTGAAGATGAATCTACAGTTGTTATAAAATGTCTCAATATTTGCCCGTAAGAGGAGCTGTACATCATGGGTTGTGTTGTCAGCTTCGTCAATAATGATGACTTTGTGCTTTGCTTCAGTTGCCGAAAGTGATACGGTCGAAGCAAAGTTCTTTGCTTGGTTCCTAACTGTGTCCAGAAATCGTCCTTCATCAGATCCGTTGATAACGTAATAATCTACACCCAGTTGCTCACATAGTGCCTTTGCCACTGTGGTTTTGCCACAACCAGCTGGTCCAGAAAGAAGCAAGTTGGGTATTTCTTGCTTATTTAGAAAGTCCTTAAACATAGTTTTAGTATGCTCAGGAAGAATGCAGTCATCAATCGTCTTTGGTCGATACTTCTCAACCCAAAGAAAGTCAGTCTTTTTCATAATTTAATCCAGGTCCTGTCCTCAAATTTTAATTCACTATCACTATTAATCTCTGTTGGAAAACTAACAGATAATCTTTCAGTAATAGATGTTGCCCGATGTGGGAAAAATGCTGGGATGAATATTGCATCACCAGGTTCAAGATCACAATCAATAAAGGGATCTTCAGTTAAGGTCAGATTGCCATTGTCTCCTTTAGGATCACACAACCAATCATACCACACTTTGAAGTTTGTGACACCCTCACATTGAACAATAATATTGTTGTTATAATCAAAGTGAGTTCCAAATGGATGAACTGCATCTAGGTTCTTACATGCATACACATGTGCATCTACTGGTTTCTGATATTTGCGTTCAAAGACCTTACATAGACGATTTATTTTCTCTGTAGACTTTGACATATCGAGAAAATAACATACTCCATTGCGTATTGCATCACCTACAGTACTTGGTGGAAAACAATCGTTATCAAGACACCATGCAGTATCTTCCCATTTACAATTATCCTTTCCACCAAAATGAACTCGTTCATATGTAAGTAATGGACGAACATTTATAAGATATTCAAGTTCTTCCCATGTTAATAAGTTTTTATATAAGTTTTTTATTACCTTAGAAGTCATGAATAAAATGAGTTTGTTCTTTCAGTTCATCGGGTAGTTCTTCAGACCACATGAACTCAGAACTTGTTTCATCAAGAACTGGTTCAAACATCTCATCAACATCAACTAAGTAAAGAAGAGTTGGTGTATGAGTTGCTCTTGCATCTTCAACGTCTGGAAACATGTAGTTTGAGAATCCCACAAGTTTAAAGTTTGGGTAGCATCTTCCAACTTCTCTAATATGAACTCTTTCAGCAAGTTCTTGAATTGTTTCTCTAAACCTAAGTCTTCCTCCAATAACCCAGAACACACCCTTCACAGGTTCTTGTGTCCTTTTAATCAATAGAAATTTATTTTTATATCTAAACGCAAAGTCTGCACAAAAAATTGGCATAGACTTCATCATCTTTTGATAGTCTTCTTCTGGTATAAACATTTTCAATCCTCAGGATAATCAATAATAAATTTGTCTTTTAAGTGCCAATGAATATCATCATGTACTTGCTGCATTGCATTGTGTTTGATTGCCCAGTGATCATCATCATCGTTGATGAGGACAGTGACTTGGGTTTTCACATCAACTCTTAATGCTTTCATCGTAACCACTCAAGTTTACTTGTCCTTTAGTATACCACAACCGTTCGGGTTTGTCCCCAAATCCATACCCTGTCCCTGATTATCTGTTCTTGGGCTCCCTTCATTTTTCTTTTCAGTCTTTTGAAATGTTGCTCTCTTATACCTATTAGCAAATATATCAGGACACCAATAAGTTACAATCCAATTAATAGTGGGATTTAATTCCATATGCTTTTCAACACTATGGTTCATACTACCTATTTGAACATATCCATCATGCATGAGACATTTACCATTCTCTAGTTCATAAAGATAAAGTGTTTTAACTCTTGTACAAGAAGGAAATTCTGTACGTTCATTGGGGAACTCATCTTTAGTATCCCAACCATATTGTTCTTCCATTCATACCCACTCTGGTTTACGATCTGGAATACGAAGATAATTATCTTTCACCCAGGGTTTAGATGAGATATACATCTTGTACTTATCGTAAATATCAATACCTTCATCATATTTAAACTCATCAGGTCCTGCAAAGACAAAGGGTGTTGGACCCTTCCCACTGCGACCTTGAGGGTCTGCTGTAGGAAGTATCTCCTTTGCCACTAGAAGAGTTTTCTGGCAAGTATGGATCTTACCATAACGAGCAGTATACTCATCACACATAGCAAGTCCATGAGCAAGCAACCATTGCCAGTTAGTCACAAACTCATTTGCCCATTTGGTGCAGGGATGATTACGAAAGGCACCCTTCTCAGTAGCATAGGGAGTACCGTCTGCTCTGGGAAGAGTGCCAAAGTTATGACCCCATTTGTCTGAACAAACAATAGCAAGCATCTGACAAGTCTCTAAGGGCATCTTGACAATGTGCTTATCGGGGAGAACCCTAGCAGACATCCAAGGACTAGGATCAGTTACAAAGATGTTCATAGTATTTTTGACATCGAGATTGTCAGGAGGAATGCTATCATTATAACCACATCCCAGGACTTTGTACGGACAAAATAAGGAATTGAAATAGTATCTGCAGCAAGATTTAATATAGCTCCAGTCAAAACATCGACATGGAGAATAATAAAGTATGCAACGATAACTCCAATACTTCCGATTATCCGTAAAGCAACGTCAGGAGTTATTTGTAGTTTGAGTTCAGAAGTTTTCTGCATTTATGATCTCTTGGTGAACATCCACTATGAATATATCGACCATCAAAGACAACCAAACGATTTGGTTTTGGTTCGATTGATTCCTTTATAGTAAAAGAATTAATATTATCTCCATCAACCTGAGTTCCACTATCCCTTTCATTAAAGATGTGGGTGTTACCATCGGTTTGGTTTATATAAAGAATTGCTGAGTAATGAAATTGTCCAGGATAATCCACATGAGGTCCATGAGTAGCACCTTCAGGATTTTGCATACACATATCTGCTCTGACTCTCAGAACTTCTCTTGCACCGAGATAAGACTTTACCTTTAGAGCAAAGGGATAAATCAAATCTCCGAGTGGACAAGTTGATTTATCATTATTGATAAGGAGATTAGAAAAACCTTGAGTAAATTTTTCATCTCCATTTATGCTGAATTTTTTAGAACTATGGTAAGTAGAGTCATCACTGTAATACCATGGAAAGGTATCATCGCACATGACTTTATTTGCGATATAGTCAAAGTAAGACTTATCTAAAAAATCATCAATAATCTCAACAAACTTAGTCTTCATAAGAAGAATCTGGTTCTAGGGCAATCCAATAGGTAAGGTTTTTATCAGAGTTGACAAACTTAGAAAGAAGTTTCTTAGAGATAGAAACTTGATAACTACCAGGAAGAATTTTGATGTTTTCTACTTTGAAGTTGAAACTAAAAATATTTTCTGTCTCACCGACAATGATAGAGAAGTCATTAGAAGTATCATTCTTACGGTCAGATACTACTAGTTTCACAACACCATTCTCACCAACAACAGATAGATCTGGAAGTTGATAAACAGTAGATGCCTTAAGGAGTTTGTCTAATTGCTGAGTATTAAGATTGAAAGCAATCTCTTCAGATGTCAGAACAATATCCTTATCTGGAGGAGTAATGATCACATTTGGATCAGCAAAGAAGTATTTGGATTTCATCTTACCTTCACGGATAACCATGTAAGAATCATTCTCAATATCAAGTTCAGGACTCTGGTGAAGACTTAGACCATTAAGGAACTGATTAAGATCATAGATACCAAAGTCTTTAGGGAAGTCTTCATTTACTTCAACCTCGGCAAGAATGTTTTTCATCACACTGATAGTGCGTAGTTTCTTACCTTCTTTGAAGAGAAGAGATTGATTAATATTAGAAAAGTTTTTCAGAATATTAACAGTTGAATCAGAAAGTTTCATAATCACCTTTGGGTTGTTTGTGTAGACCAGAGAAATGGTAAAGAAGGACGCAATAATGAATTGCTTTTAAAATATCTTGTTTAGATTTTCCTCCCTTCTTACCAAAACGAGAAAGATATTTGATAGCATTTGATCGGCAGAATGGTTCTGCATCACCAATTGCTTCGATAAGATCTAAAGTTTGTGTTTTAGATTCTTTAGATGTGTAGTGTGCATTGTAAGTTTGAGATAGGTACTCACGAACCTCCTTCATAGTCAAATCCTCTTCATACTTCCAAAAACCATTGTTTGAAAGTTGATCAAGATTTAAGTCAATTCGGTCTTCACTCATAGATGAAACAGGTATGTTGATATTGAGGGTATCTCCGAAATCGATAACATCATTATCGTCGTAGATGGGTCGGTCGTCTCCTAGAGGACGACCATCATTATTAAAGAAGTTCATTTCTTCGTCACTAAATCCGTACATTTCGTCGTATAAAAAACTCCAAGAAGTCATAATATTCCTCCCAAATTATATCAGAAGTTGGTAGTGTTGTCAATTGTATTGATGCTATCATCAGATGTCATTTCAAAGTCAGCATCGATTTTGTCATAAAGTTCGATAAATGACTGCTTAGTCTCATCATCAAATCGTGCAGTGCAGACCTCAATTGCTTTTTCCTTGTTATCAAAGATGCTATAAGCATTAACGATATGCACTAGACGACGAGTACTGATAACTTCATCAATACCACCATCATAGAAGGTCTTACGGATGATGTCTGCCCAATCAACTAAACGAGACAAGAAGTTATCGTCAGTAACATTAAGAGTATCGGCAACCTTAGAAAGAATCTTTGATTCACTTGTAGGGGAAGGATATGCCTGCTCAAAGGTTACAGGGAATCTTTCAAGGAATGCTTCATTGAGGACATTAGTTCCAATGAATCGTCCATCCTCAGATCCCTTGCCTTTAGTGTTTGCAGTTGCGAATACATTGAATCCACTCGTAGGGTCAACTCTTCGTCCAACTTTCTTCAGAAACACACCCTTACCTTCTAGGATGGATTGCAGACAGAGGATTTTGTTACTTGCGAGATCGATTTCGTCAAGTAGGAGCACTGCTCCCCGCTCAAGGGCTTCAATAACTGGTCCATTGTGCCATACAGTATTACCATCGACAAGACGGAAACCGCCAATAAGATCGTCTTCATCAGTTTCAATTGTAATGTTTACACGAATAAGTTCTCTGCCCAACTGAGCACATGCTTGCTCTACAGAGAAGGTCTTACCATTTCCTGACAAACCAGTGATGAATGTTGGATAAAAAAGATTAGACTTGATAATTTTTTTAATGTCAGTGAAGTTCCCGAACGGGACAAAAGTATCATCCTTGATAGGAATAAGGTTCATATCTTCCCGATCGGTAGCAGGGATAGCAGCAGGTGCTTCATATGTGCGTTCAATCTCTTCAACTTTCTTGTTTGTCACTTCAAGATTCCACTTACCACGACTAACCTTACGATCAGACAATTTACTA